GTCTGAAGAAATTAAGGTCAAGACCCACTTTAAGGGTCATATCAGCATTTTGACCTGCCATCTTCAACTGCTCGTTATTGTCTTCATTCTATAATCATTGATCCTGATTACGCCCAGCAAAAGCTTTCAAATCATCCGCCAGTAAAGCAATAATTCTTCCGTCCATCCTCCTTGTCTTCATTAAGCGCTGGAAGACGATCAAACTAGCATCCGTAACACCTGTATCTTTCTTGATTGCCTTGGTATCAAATGGCAAGAAATCTTCTGGCTTCACCTTGGACTTCCGTCCCGCCATCATGCCAGCCGCCATCGTACCAAGCTTGGCGATGGCAACGCTCTGGACATTATATTTTGCTATGTCATGTTTATCAAGGTATTTCAACGCACGCTTAATATCAGACAATGGCTGCAAACCAAATTGATCTGCATGCCATCGCCTGTCATTAAAATCTGATGCGGAAAGTCGGAAATAAAGTTCGTTCCAATCCGTTAAGTTTTTAAGCTGGTTGCGCGCTCGCGCTTCCAGCATTTCGGCTACTGAGGACCATTCCTCTTCGTCGCTTTTTTTGCTGCCACTGCCTCCTGCGTCTCAGCGTTTTGCTCTTCGGCAATAAACTCAACCACTTTCGCAATGGCTTTGCGAGGAAGATTTTTGGTATCATCCAATTCCCAGTCGGCAAGATCTTGCCATTCGCCATCAATCAAACCTTGACCGCGAGAGCGGATGAAAGCAGTGACCATGCGGGCGTTAGTGCTCTCCACTGAAGAGCCACTGGTGATCATGCTCAGCGTTTCCTCAGTATATTCCGAGAGAAGTTCAGCTTCGGTAATGGAACCACCGCCGCCTTGAAGCAAGCCGAAAGCTTCGTCAAGAGGAATATTCTTTGCAGTGGCAATGCGCTTAGCCAGTTGCACAGCCCTAATAGTAGCTTGGCTTTGCAACTTACTAATTTCTTCCTGTTCAATTGCTTCAGCGACAAGCCAGCCACCATATTTCTTCATGCGAATTTCAGGAAGAAGCTCAAAATAATCTTCGGCTTTAGTCTGCAGAAGGAAGCTGTATTTGCTCATGATCAAGAACGTTTAACAATGCGTTGAACACCTTCACCCTTTCGCTGCTAGAGCGAAATTCTTTAGGCACTTCAACAAGCAATGAATGATTTTCGTTGCTTATTCTAATGGTCTCGTCTCGACAAGAAATAAGACAGAGGATGCCCACCTCCATGGACGCTCCGTCGAGCTGATTATTAATGGCATGAACAGAGCGGTCTTCGCTCCATAGATAGTCAATATTCATGCACTAAATGCAAATTTAATTCGGCGTTTCAATGCTAACTGTACATCGCTTCCTTCAAACAACGCAGGCGAAGCAAGCTCGTCTGTCCATTGTCGAGGATAACCAGCGCTTGTTCCCAGTCCTTCATGCACATCAACTGCATAGTGATAGCCATTCTTGGGATTGACAGCGTCCCAGGTCCACGATGCGACAATCGTAGAACTACCTAGGCTCACATTGAAACTATCCAAGCCGCTTTTGTACAGAGCACCAAGGTCGTAAATATCGCGACGACCTTCGCTAATTAAATCGCCATTTTTTCTGCGCGTTTCCCTTCCATATTCCCATCGGCCCATGTCTCTAAATTGCTCGTCCCAATAATCTTTCTGAATATCTTCTCTTGTCCACTCCTCAAAAGCCTTCGCGAGTTTTGCCGCTAAGTTATTTGGATTGCTGAACGAGCCGCCGACAATAATTCCGCTCATGGTGCTATCAGATTGCGCAGAATCATATCGGGCACCATGAAGCGACAGCGCTCATAGGCAATATCGTCTCCGGGAAAATATCGTGGCGTGGCATCAGGAAAACGTCTAACCATCCTGTCCATTGCACTGGCAAGCGTGCCGCTATTAGGCGTGAACTGCGTGAGCACTACTTCCCATATCTGGTTCACCTTCACAGCACCTCCCAATGGAGAGCGGGGATTCAACTGAGGAAACTCTCGCATTGTCACTTCGAGCCCTTTCACCTTCCATTCATTGGGAACACTTTGCCTGCCCACTACATATACAGCAGGAATAGTTGAATTGTTTGGCAGCGTATAAGTGCCAATTAAATTGGGCGATGCAGATAGTAGTTCAGTAACAACTTCCCGAAGCTGTGCAATGTTCACAATAAAAAGCCTCTCCGTAAGGAGAGGCTAGCAAAGAACGATGGAAAGATGAATCAGCTATTAGGAGCCGAAGGGATGAGCGAGCCAGTGTTCTCAGCATTCTGGTGAATGCCAATGCGACCGCGACTAATCAGATCGAAGGTGCATTCCACGAGATTGTCAGCAGGATAGCTCTCGTTGTAGTTCATCACGCGACCCACATAAGCCACGCGATCATAGTAGTAAGTGGTACCAGAAGCGCCAAGCTGCTTGTTGATTTCCACGTACACTTCGGCGTTCTTGTCGTAACGAGCCGAGCTAATCACTTGGAATGCTTCGTCGAAGCTATTGGGCAGGAAAGTGGTGCCATCAACGTCCTTCTGGAAATAGGAAGTGATGGAAGCAGTGGCTTGGCTAGTAACGATCACGCTATCAGCGAAGCCGCCGCCACCAAGCAGGTAGAATTCTTGGTTGCCATCGTTAAAAGCAACAGAAGCCGTAGTGGCAGCTTGCAGAGTGTAAAGAGTGGGAGCGCCGCTCACGGTGAAGGTAGCGCCGCTCTGGGTGATGACAGGACGTGCCGTGCCGTTGATCGAGCCAACGCGCACAATCACGTCTTGGCTCTTCACCAGTTCAGTGGGATGGTAGAGCATGAGAAAAACCTCAGCAATGGAAGAAAAGAATGATTAAGCGGCGAAGGCTTGATTTAATCAAGCATTGTCAACGCTTCCTTTGCCAATTAGTCTAAAAATTCCCCTAATTGGCGTGCCCAAGAATTGCCAATAATGAATAGCAATTTCTTCGTTTGGCAATAGTTCGAAACGTCCTTCTCTCCCATTGATTGTTGCTCGCGCAGAATCACCAGGCGTTACGCCAGAAAGCGTAAGTGGAGAAGTGAGGCGGCCTTCCATGTAAACGGCCGTCTGATCTGCGCCAAGCAAGTAATCATACTGAGGATTACGCTTTTGTCTTAACGTTGCGTAGTAAGTAACGCCAGTTGCAACGGCCACGTAATTGCCAGTTTCGCTATCCAGTGCATAGCCCGAAGCCACCGACCATGCCAGCGTGGAATTGGCAAGTGGCTCCAGGAAATTGCTCATACAACGAAACCAACAGAAGAGGAAGGAAGAAGATTCAGCATACGCTTGAACTCTTGACCGTATTGAGTGGCATCTAGCCCCTCACCATAAACCTTGCCATCGGTGGCACCAATTTGAATGCCCATTTGTGCAAGTTGAATGGCAATGATATGAGCGGCAAGAAACTTGACTGCCCTATCAGTTTGCTCCCCAAATACATCTGCGGAGGCATCGTAAGTGGCTTCAGAAATGGCGCCGTTTACAATGCCCGATGGATGAGGAGTGAATTCGGGAAAGCGTTCAAGAAAACTCGCATAAGTGACTGCCATAATTAGGCTTTCCCAATACGGATGTTTTCAATGCGCTTATTGATGGCATTACGCACGCGCACGCGACCTTCAATCTTTTTCCAGCCATTCAACTGATCCGGGTCATGAATGAGTTCAATCATGCGGATGGCTTCTACCAATGGCATTTGAGAAAGCGTTTGCACATCTTGAGGAATGTCTTCCACCATGATCTGCTCACGCACTTCTTCGATGGCTCCAATGTTCATAAGACGTTTGACTGCCTTATTTTCGCGGGCCACTTTCCATTGATGCTCTGGAATATCTTGATTAAGACCAGGCGTGAGTTGAATCAAGCCTGTTTGCGTAATAATGCCAAACCCGCCTTCACGGGGCGGGTTCTCAAGTTCGGGACGATAAGCAATGAGCATTGTTCAAAAGAAACAATTGTCCATAGCTTAACGCCCCTCTCTTGACTAACTATCCTCAGCTCGAAGCTTGAACGTAGATAACGCTCTTGGGATAGTACAGAGCCACGCCACCAACACGAGCATGAGCGGGAACAATGAACTCAAGGCCGCGCTGTTGGGGCGGGAAGAGTTCCAGCGGCTGAGGAATGTGCAGTTGCACTTTCTCGGGATCACGCTTGTACACAACCATGCGGTTGGTATTCAGCACGCTGTTATCGGCATCCAGTTGGTTGATAGGCTCAACGTTACGGATGTAGGGGTTGGTGCGCAGGAAGTATTCCAGCACGGTCAAGTCCGAAGAGTCGGAGTTGCGAGTGGTGCTCACCTTGTTATAGTCCTCATAGGCCATGAGGATGGTGTCGGGCTGTTCCTTTATCTTGGAACCGTTGATAATGGCGGTCACGCCATAGTTCAGCAGCTCAAGCATTTCCTGAGCAGTGGTGCCGCTACCGGTGAACCACTTATCAGCAGCAACAACGTCAACAGTGGAGTTGTTGAAGAAACCAGACAGGCCCACGGTGCTCTCACCGAACAGAGCCACTTCTTCCACTTTCTCCTCATAGGCACGACGCACGGCAGCAGCACGGCGCTGCTCCAGAGCGATGTTGGCCATTTGAGCAGCACGCAGTTCCTGCACGGTGTAACCGAAAGAACCACCGAAAGAGCGGATGTTGATGCTCTTCTCGACTTGACTGATGTCGGCACGGGGCAGATCATCAGCAGCATCAGCAATCAGTTTGAACTCACCAGTGGAGTCCATGATGCGATAGGTGAAGGTCTGGGCGCCGGGGCCAGCTTCGCTAGTAACAGGCAGAATGGTCGGATATTTAATATCCGCATACTGCACTTCAAACACTTGGGGGCGGATGTACTCAAGCTGACGCTCAAGGAACAGACCCGCGTCATCCATACGGAATTCAGACATTGTTAGGGCCTCCTATCAAGAATCAGCGGAAAGAGTAAAGCTGGGGCCATTCAGCTCCAGAATTGCAAGACCGCTGCCAGTAGTCGAAGTCAGGAAACGAGCGCCTGCAAGGCGAACAGTTTTGCCAGAGGCAAAAGCATGCGAGAATTGACCAGCCTTGCCAGTGCCGCTAGCGGAATACAGCACGCGAACAGGCGAAGTGGGAGTAACAGCGCCAGTCACATAGACAGCCACTGCACCTTCATTGGCAACGTTCAGTACTTGCTGATTCTTCACGCCAGGACGGCTATTGGAATCAAGAGCAGTTTCGTCAACGTAGGTGAGAACGTTCACGCCTTGAACAGTGTCAGAAGCGCCAGAAATGGTAGCAGCAGAATTAGCAGCGGTACCAGCAGTGTTGTACACAACCACATTACCGAAAGGCAGCACAGCGCCGGTTTCGTTGATGTAGGTGCCAATGGTGTTGTCGCGAATATCGGACAGTTGACCTTCCAGCAGTGCAGTGTGCTCCAGAGCGTAGCTCTGTTGCACGCCACCAGCGGAGGCAGTGCCCGAAGCAGAGAAAGTTACGGCCATGATTACTTAGCCTCCTTGGAGATGGAAAGGGGCTTCTTCCAAGCATTCTGCAGCATGTCCATGTAGGACGAAGGTGCAGAAACAGGAGAAGCAATGGAAGCTACGGCTTTACGCAGCTCATCAGTGGTGGCAGAGTCAGAACGACCCTCAGAGAGAGTGTCGAACATTGCCTGCACGTAGTCATCGCTCTTCTCAGAAAGATCAAGATCATCACCACGCACTGCTTTGATGGAATCAACCATCACTTCGCGAGCAGTTTTGCCGGCGAATGCATAGGCACTATCGAGAACAGGCTTGGCTTTCTCGATGAGAGCCACACGCTCTTCAACCATGGAATCAAGGTTGATTTCTTGAGCAGCAGCCAGTTCGGTCTTCAGTTCTTCGATTTGCTCAGCCAGAGCATCAGCACGACCCTCAGCGGAATCGCACTTGCCCTTCATTTCTTTTTCCATGGCATCCATTTCGGACTTCATGGAATCAGCGGCGGCTTGCAGCTCGTCGTACTTTTTCTTCATGTCCTCGAAGGACATCTTGGCGTCTTCGCGTTCTTTAGTGATCGCAAGAGCAACGCTCTCCGTCACTTCAAACTCGGCGCCATCAAAATTGACTTTGGCAGTCATTAGATGGTCTCCTCCGTTAGAGATCAAAGATGGGTCAGCAGCATCTTGGCGATCAAGATGGAGCTTCACTTGCGGGCCTGCGCGGCCCCGGCGGACAACAGCGATGTGATTGCCGATGATTTCCTTTTGGACTCCATCGTAATGTTCGCCGTTTTCTGTAACGCCAGGCGTAGGATCATAATTCACCCTATAGCCCGCGCTTACCTCACGAGCATCGCCTTTCATGATGCGCTTGATGGTGTCTTCGTCAGTGATAGTCATCACTGCCTTGACGAAACCATTGTCGTACACCACTTCAGTGCCACTAAAGCCCACTTGATAGTCTTTAGTATTCTCGGAATCGAGAAGCACAGGCGGATGCTCTGAAGTGATGGCCTTGCCCGCAAACGAAGCAAGACTATCGGGAGACGCCACTTCTGTTTCAGGACGATATTCGCGACGAATGGAACCATCACTATCTGTGTAGTGTTGGATGCCAGTGCGCGCGATAGAAGCCCATGCCCGAAGATAACCTTCCGGCGTGAGTTCGTATTTCTCGATAGGAGAGAAATCGTATCGGCAGGAAATGGTGCTCATATTCATACTTTATCAAGAAGCAAATGTTATACTTTATGAGCTTATGCAAAACGGAATAAATTCTTGTGATGTTCTTGGCACGTAGCACGACAGACGCTCTTAAACTTCCCCACCAGGAAGCACGTATTCTTATTGCAAGCCGTATTAAGGAGGCCCGACTTAATGCCGGGCTCACTCAACATGACGTGGCAAAAGAGCTGCACATTAGCCAAAGTTCCTATTGCCGCATTGAAAAAGGAACTGCTCCGCCAGATTGCGTGCAAATTCGCACACTTAGTGGTCTCTATGGAATCAGTGTGCTGTGGTTAATGGGCTACCCATCGTTCATTGCGAAGATTAGTTGAATTCTTGATAACAGGCATTTATCAGGAAAACAAATAATCAATCCTCATCGTCATCATCGTCCTGCAAGTCGAGAAGCTGGTCTTCAATGCCGCTCATCACGTAGGATTTCGCAATGGCTTCAGCCTCGAAGACAAGCATTTTGATGGGCGTAAAATGCTCGTCTGGCTTTTCGTAGTGATTCTCCACGAAAATATGCGTTTCCTCTAAACGGCCATTCTTGAAATGCTGCTGCTCAACAAGTCGCCAGAGGGAAGTATTGCGATGTTCGTGCGCCGACAAAATGGCCAGAGCCTTCATCACGCCAATACCTTCATCTTCTTCCTCAATGACGCGTACGTATTCGCTCATGAGTCTTTCTTGCGACTTTCCACCATCTTAATAATGCGATTGGCCCATGCCCTACCAGCGTCGCCGCCCCATAGAAGCCAAGCAATGTAACCAGCATCATCTTCGCCGCCACTCTTATTCTTTTCGTGACGAGAGAAAAATGCAGACATGCGTTTGATCGTGGCAAAGCTAATCTTGCTGCCACCAGCTAAATCGCCTGCACGAGCAACGCCACTGCCAATGCCCTGCTTGCCCGCTTCTTGCGTCGTCAAACCTCCTTTCCCATGTTTCTTGCGTAGCTCTAGGCCACGACGGGCAGCAGATCGCACAGCGGCAGGAGGGGCAAAGCTTTCAGCATCGCCCCTCAGCGCTTTTTTCCACAAGAGCCGTCCTCCATTTCTTCCTCCTCTTCCCCTTCTTTCTCCTCTTCTCCAATGAGAGTCATAAAATAATTATCCCAGTAGGCGTCACTCTTCCCTTGACGGCTCATGCCAGCTTCCGAAAGAGCAATGGCAATTGCACGCTTTCTGTCTTTAATTTTTTCGCCACTGCTGCTTTTAAGCGTACCAGCCTTGAATTCGCGCAAGACACGCGCAACTTTTGCTTGCTTTTCTTTCGTAGTCATGGTCCAAAGTAAGCGCAATTAATTAATAAATCCTATCGGAGCCGTAGCAATTTTTACGCCCGGTAAAATTCTATCCCTACATAGGACCATACCAGTAATCAAGCGTTCAGCAATGAAAGCAATTGCACGCTTGTCGTAGCCTTCAATGGAAAGAAAATGCTCTTTGTTTTCACGCCAAATTGGGACAAGTCCAGCAAACAATGTTGTCATCAAGCGTAAATAAGACTGCCTGGGTCCGCGTGCCATATTGCAGCCAATAAAGGAAGATTGCGCCCAAATTTTATCAATTTCCTCGCGCGTAAAAATCCATTTACCCTCGTCTGCTAATTTGCGAGTGATTACTGGCGCATTAAAGGCAGAATGACCACCATAGAACTGTTGCTCAAGCGTGCAAGAAAACTGAGCCGGTTCTGGTACGTACAAAGTTTCTGGACAATACCATTCTTCTTCTGGCTCTAACCAATTACGTCGATACTGCGCATTACCAAGATTGGGCTCTTTTGCATTGTTAATCATCCAATGCACGCAAGAAAGTTCTCCCCAGCGATTGTTGAAGGGAGAAAGCGCAGCATTTTCATCATCAAAAACGTAGCCTTCAGCACGAAGACTTTCGCGCTCTTCCTTGCTCAGCGCATAGCTTCCTCCCATGATGGGAACAATGCGAGACTTTGCCGTGTACCGCACCTTCTCGCCTGGAATGCACACGGCATAAATGGTGCTATCAACCATCGCTATACACCTTGCGGGCCTGCCACAGCTCATTGTAATTGTTGACGCCCTTAGCGCCAAGCCCAGTCAAGTCGCCGCCACCAGCAGGCTTACTCCACGCCATGATCGTGCCATCGGGGAGCACAAAGGCCCTATTCTTTTGGCCGTGTGTAGGCGTTAGCTCAAGGTAGTCGCCATAGATAAAATCGGCTTGACTGCCATTTGCTGCCAAAGCTTTCCCAAGCAGCGTGGGACCAGTGGGGCACAATGGAGTGATGCCATAGTACTGTTCAATGCAATTTGCCACGATCATTTCAATGGCGGTTTGCAGTGCAGGATTATTTGGCTGGGAATAAAGCACTGTCGTGGCACATGCCCAACTCGTATAGCTAAAGCGCTGAATATCACGAAATGCCAAGAACTTAATTCGTGGTCCGAGATCAACGGCGTTAAACGCCCTCACGCCGATATCAAAGTACCAGCCACCAAGCTTATTCAATAAACAGAATCGACCGAGATCTGCTTTATAAGAGAAAGGCTTGAGCGTGTCATACGCCCAGACCACTTCTTCCCCATAGTTATCAGCGATGAAAGAACGTAGTTCCTCGTTGCTATAAATCTTGTGCTCTGCTTCAGGAAAACAAGCATCAATGGTGCCAGTAGCATGTTTCAGAAAAGGACTAAGCTCTTCCGATGGATCGTTAGACAGAAAGATTTGAGAGATGTGCATGATCAAACAATTTTTGCGGGAGTGCCAAAACCTTTAAATTCAGGAGCGGGCGGTTTTGCATTAAGAGTGCGTTCTACCACGTCAAGAAGCTGTTGCTGAATATAAGGCCAAGTGAACGACTCTTCGCGCAGACGCTTGTAGCACCATTGCCCATCTTTCTTTAGGGCATCGCGGTTTTCGTAGTAATACGACAAGATTTCTGCAGCACTCTCAGGATCAGGAAGCAGACGCTCAAGACCATAATTGCGGTCAGTCTCAGAGGCGTTGCATTGAATACGAGGCACTTCATCGAAGATTTCAGCCAAGCTTGTATGATCAGGCACAACTTGAGCCACGCCAACGGAACCATGCTCGCTATTAACTAGGCCCCACCCTTCACCAATGCAAGTGTTGATGCCAATATCAGCAGCGTTATACACCTTGTTGAGCTGCTCAATGGTCAGGCAATTATCCACAGAGAAATGGGGGCTTGTCAAGATGAGCTTACTTGTTGCATCGAAACCTTCGTCGCGAGCAATGCGCTTAAACAAGGGAATGACTTCCCATCCCAAATCTTTGCTGCCCATGTTCAACCATAGACGTGCATCGTCTTTGTCCTTGGCAAATTTGATGAATGCTTTCAGTGTGAGGTCAATTCGCTTGCGAGGCTGATTGCGATTGCCATTAAAAACAATAAACACGTCTTCTGGTACGCCAAGCTCTTTCCTGCATTGTTGCTTGTCGAGCGGAAAGAATTTCTCGAAGTCAGTGCCATGGCCGATAATATCAATGGGCTTGTCGTAGCCCATCAAGCGCAGTTCTTTTTCGGCGAATTGCGTATAAGTGGCAAGACCGTCCCATTCTTCCATTTGAGCTTTCAGCTCCGGAAATAGACCGTAGGAATCAATGGGAGTGTAGACAAACCATTTGAAGCCCATCTTCTCCTTGAACGGCTTCGCCTGTTGCCATAAATTGATGGCAATCCAAATATCGTTTGTCACCCACACCAGATCAGGCTTGACGGCTTGAATAACGGACGAAATACGATGAGAGCCAAACGGATCTTGGCCATGCGCCATTGCAGGCCACATTTTGCAATGCTGCTGCATTTCTGAGGGGTCGCCGTGCCAGTTGACTGCAAGTGCATGCACTTCATGCTCTTTGGCAAGAGCTGGAATGAGATATTCCGCCACTCTTCCAAACCCCGTTTGCACTCCAGTGTCACCGCAGTAAAGAATACGTGCCATAACTGCCTATAAATCTTCGTCATCATAAACAGCTTCTATACTGACGGCACACGGGGAAAATCATGCTGCCACCATCTTCTGTGCGTTTTTGCATTAGCACCTGTAATAAGTTCGCCGCCCATACGCTTAAGACAATCATCCCTTCCCTAACTCGCGCTGGTATTGGCACCAACGAAATTTTGATTGTCAATGGTGGACGAGAAGATTGGCGCATTGATCACTATGGCGATGTCCCAATGATCTGCACGCCACAAAACTCTTTTGAATATACGCCCCTCATTGAAATTGTCGAACACAATCTCACAAGCCCGTTTTGGTTCCTGCTTCATGACACATGCATTGCGGGGCCAGCATTTAAAAGCCTCGTCTACGACCCGCCAGAAGCTTTTGAGAAAGTGGCGATGAAGCACACGCCATCAATGAGCATCGGCCTTTACAGCATGAACTATCTCATGCGCCATAAAGATCGCCTCACGGCGATTAAGAATATGGACAGCTCTCCACAGGCATTGCAAGCATGGAAGCAATGGGGAGTGCCTAATGAGGACTACATGCTCTGGAAGCTGCAGGACTCGCCAACTGGCCTTTACCACCCCGATAAGCATGGCGCCGATGAATGGAATTATCAAGGGCATGCGGATGTCTATGGAACCGGCATGCCTCGTCGCATAGAATACTTTCCACAGTTGGACCTGTTTAAAGCCAAATCAAACTGGCAAGGAGTGCAGCCAACGCTTTGCATTGATATTTAATGGCGCTCAAAATTGCAATTGTTGGTGGTGGGTGGACTGGATGCCATTTGGCTTCGCGCTTAATGGGCGAAGCTGATGTGACATTGTTTGAGCGCAATGAAATACTTATTTCTGAGGCGTCATTGATCAATCAAAACCGTTTGCATTACGGCTATCACTATGCCAGGAATCATGCCACGCGCATGTTGTGCAAAAATACGTTTGAGCGGTTCATGCTTGACTATGGTCATCTAACAGAGAGCATTCAAAACAATTTCTATGCAGTGTCAGAAGATGAAAGCCTGCTAGACGCAGAAACCATTCGACTTATTTTCAAAGATTGGCCACACGTGGAAGCTGATGCAAGTTTTCTTAATCATTCTTCACTACTTCTGCATACTATCGAGAAATATATTTCTCCAACTGCCGCTGGCAATTACTTTGATGAACTATTGGCCCCCATCGTGAAACAGGAGGAGATTAACGATAATTCACTTACCTTATTGAAGCGAGATTATGATTTTGTCATTGATTGCACGAACAATTCCCTGCTGCCAATTCTTGATGGGGACTATTTTGAAGCAGTGGCAATGTTTGTTTATCGTCCCACTAAGACGCCCCCATTCGGAGCGCTCACCTTTATTGATGGCGAACTGTTTTCCATTTATCCATACGGATCTTCGATGTTCTCGCTAAGCCACGTAAAGCTTGGCGTTATTGAGCAAAAAGAAACAAATTGTTTCAGCAAAAACTACGGCCAAATGAAAGAAAAGCGTCAGCTAATTGAGGATCATGTGGTGCGCTATTGGTCCGAGTTTCATGATTATTTTAAATACGCATTCCTTGTGGTATCAATTAAAGCAAAATGCAAAAATGCTAGCGCTCAACGCACTCCCGTTTTTAAGCAACAAGATAATTTGCTATCCTTTTATACGGGGAAAATTCAAGGCATCTATGCCATCGAACAGATGGCAAAAGAAGCCATATTTCAAGCGTAAATACTGCGGAATAGCGGATAGTCGCGCATATTCTTTTTCGCCTGAAATAGCTCGCGCACAATCGCGCCTTCATAGTTAATGCCATCAAGCATTGCTTTGATCTGTTTGTGCTCGTATTTGTTTAGCAGTGGCCCGTTGTCCGTGTCGCTGATATGCACATGAGCAATGTATGGCCAATAATGGTTTAGTAGCTTTTTAGGGCTATCGCCTTGAAGCCAAGCGTTATTGGTGTCAAGCATTGTCTTAACATTCTTGAGGCAGCAAAAATCAATGTGATTCACAATCTCATTAACCGTAAAGAAATAGGAGCCTCCATAGCATTTTGCTACAGGCTCAATGCAAAGAATGGCTCCATTTGCGTCCAACACTGCATCCATGCGCTTCAGAACATTCATCAAGCAGGAAGGGCTTCCCTTTCTCAAGCCGGGGCTTCCCAGCACGAAACGCTTGATTCCCATGAGGGAGCCAAGGCTAATCACTTTTAGCAAATGCTCGGACACTGCAGCAGTGTCTTCAAAGCTTTGCACGTTACTTTGAAAGAATAAAGCCTGCGCCGAATAGGCCCAAAGTCCATAGCTTTCGCGATATTTTTTCGCAATGTCGGCGTAGTCTTTGTCTTGAGCGAAGATGCGTGCAGGAATAATTTCTAGCACGTTAAATGCTCCAGCATTCGCGCTTAAAATTTGCTCCTCTTCTTCATCCTTCCAGCCAATAGCGCTAATTCCAAGCATTGACAAAAGCCTCCAGCTTCTTCATCGTCTCATGCCTTGTTGTCGTATGTGGTCCGATGTTGTATTCAATACGAGGACCAGTGCTTACATTTGCTTCGGGGAAGAAGCGCCGAATAATTTCAGCGGTTTCAATGGGAGCAGGGAAAAATTGATTAGTAGTACCACTGATTGCCTTTTTTGTGTCCTTCCATAAATCATCTAAACAATACCATTGATAAGCAGAATTGATATTAATCTTTTCCACATTGTTGTTCGTTAATAGGTCAAACAGAATATTCTTTTTAATAAGGCGATGAAACAATGCAGGAAGGCGAATGATTGTCACCACTGAATCATGGAATGCCGCCTTCACGAGCATTTCAAAGATGTAGCGATTGGTGCCGTAGTCAATAGCAAAAATTTCAGGCGTGCCGTCTGCATAATACGCTGTTTGCCCATGCACGTCAATCGTTGAATAAATAATGACTTCCGCTGGGCTTGGAAGATGTCGGATGTTTTGAATGATGCTGTTCATATTATCAAAGTCGTCCAGCGGCGCAGCGTTTGCTTTCCATTTCTCCGCTGGCATGCAAGCCAAGTACAGCCTTTCAATGGGCTCCTTAAGCAGTGGAGCCTCGTGAATGTTTTTGGAATGGAAGCAGGCGCCAAACTCATGCGCCTCACGAAGCACTTGTCCAATGAGACCCGTGCTGCCAACTAAAACGTCCATCTCAAACTGCCACAGTCGGCGCTTGCTGTCGGAAGTATTTTACGGTGCATCGGCAGTTAGCACGGCATGCGCAGCGCTGTCCAGGAAGAGGCAAGCTTCCAATGGGGACCATGCCACGAGCCGCATAGTCAAGGCAATCTTGGCAATGCTTCGCCTGGGAATCAAGGATGCGTCTCATTAGAGAGTAGCCTTGCTTTTCTTGACGAATACTGGCGCCTTCCCAAAAACTACCTCGCACGCTCTGAGCATACAGCCCGATACGAGCAAGAGCCATGGCACTAGAAACGCGGCCATCCAAAAGATCGCGAGCAAAGCCCTGTAAGTAAGCATATTCCACACGGAGACGCTGCCCGATGCGCCCCCAGTCGCTTGCCCGCATGGTTTCTCGTCCACCATTGCCGATGATTGCTGCTTGTACGTGGACAAGCTTAAGCGCTTCCCTTACGCTTCCTTGCCATTGGTCCAGCGTGATATCACCAGTGCTAAGCATACGTGTAAAACGCCGTAGCTCAGCGCCAAGCTTATTAATTCGACCATCCACCAGTGCTTCCACTGCGCGAGCGCTGAGAAAGCGTCCATTAGCGCCGCGATACCGACCACTGATAGGGTCGTAACGCCAGGATGATTCATCAAAACGAACAATGGCTTCAGAAAATTGAGAGAGATCATTGAGGCTGGACATCCCCTGCCTCCAGAATATCTTTGAAGCGCTCAGGCGCTTCTTCTTTCCATTGATTCAATGCAGCAGAAATGTCCTCTTCATCAATGAGAGAAGCCTCATCAATATCAGCAAGAATAAGACCGCTGGTTTTCAATGGTTCAATTGCGTCTGTTTTGCTGCTGACCATTTTTGCTGGTCCTTTCCGCTCGGGATCGGGATCTGCTGCACGCTTACGACGCACAATGGTTTGACGCTCTTCTTTGCTCATGGCTTGAGCTTTTGCCTGAGGAAGACACTTGGGTTTGCCTTCTTTTTCTTCACGAGCACCGCAAGGCCCAAGAATTTCGCCGTTAGCGCCAATCCTCACCCATTTTTCCTTGAACCATTTATCAAGATCATCGGCGTGCAACTCACCTTCATCGCTCTTAAAAGCTCCGCTCAATGAACCATGCTTTTTCTTGTACATTTGCTTGTACTGTTGCACGACATAGCCACTTGCATAAGCAGATGGCCATACTTTGAACTTAGCCTTTGCAGCGCTCACTGCACGAGAATGAAGCTCCTTGTCAGTGAACGTTACGTCGCCACGAATTTTCTCTAAATCGCGAGGCAAGAAAAGACCGGCAGCGCTATCTTCTACCTCCCTGCTTCCATCCATAGGAAGAGTGCCATTCTCTTCGTTCATTGGATCGCGACCACCAGGCGGTACTGCCAAACCACCCCGATTAGGGGTGGCTCCACTCATTTCTGGAGTGGGCATCTCATTGGCGCGTTCCACTGACGGATCGAGCGTAAGTTCCATGCTCCACTCAGAACCGCCGTAACGGGCATCTGCCACTTCCTTAGGCGTAAGGACACCTAGTTGGATGTAACGACCATCTACAGCCGCTACGCGAGCCCTTACGTCGGCCATTTCGCGCTCGTTAAGCTCGAACAATGGATTGAACGCAATGCGCCATGAATCGGGCATTTCTCCCTTTGTTGGACCTTCCTTGCTCAGCATGATGTATTCCATCAGCTTCTTCATTGGACGTTTGAAATGGACGCTTTGATAATCAGAAAGCATCTTGGCGAAATCACGCTCTTCACTGCGCCCCGTAGAGCCAAGTCCGCTCGGGCTTTCACCAAATAACACAGTGTGAGGAATTTTGCTGGCGCCAATAATATCTACGCGCAGCTTTTCAAGGATTTCTCCAATGCCCCCGAAATTACGACTAATAAATTCCAGCTCTTCTTTTTCAGCGTCAATCGCATAGCCGCGATAAATGCTCTTGCTCATATCATTCACTTGCAAACGGTCACGAATGGAGCTTTCTTTACCAGCGGCAAGCATCGCCGCCAAGCCCCTCACTTTATGAACAAAAATATCAAATTCAGTGAGGAGAGTGGCAGCAGAATTAAGGCCAGTCCAATAATGACGGAAGCTGTCATAAACAGTTTGCAAACTGCTCATGCCCCATCCATAGTTACGCTGCCTCACGCGATAAGGCAACCAATCACCATCAAACCGCAAAATCCTATCTTTGTGAATATAGGAAAGCGTGGGCTCGTTAATTAAATCTCCAGAGATGATCTGATAATAAGTGGCTTTTGAATAGTCGTATAAGTTTTCTTCGTTGATAACTGGGGCAATTTGCCAACGATCAAGGCATTCAATTTCTTCGATACGACGTATGTTGCGTTTATCGACAGGCATGTAAGCGGGACGCCCATCGTCAATAAAAAGAAGTAGACAAGCACCCCCGTAAAGGCGGGAGTTCTTGGCTGCGAGGTTGAGGTGTTCGAGAATGTAGAGGTCTTCAATCGTTTGCTCAATGCCTTGTACTTCCTCGGCTCTTACACCATCACCACCAAACAACACTTTAAAGCCCTTTCTCGTGGCCTGGTCTGCGTAGATATCAACAATGCGGCGGGGAAGCCATTCGCCATAGAGATTTTCCAGTTCTTCTTGGGCAAGGAAGACAGTGGCAGTGGTTTTAGTGTATTGCGCCTTGTCCCGACCAGTGCCCATGCCAATCAGCACGTTTTGAAGGCCGTCCGCGCGAATGCCCCCAGCAGTGGCATGCCCTAAATCAATTGCTTCGCCTTCCATAACGAATGCTAATGGCTATGTTGTATTGCTTTCAGTCTAATTCCTGGATACATTGGTCGTAGAAGCTGGCCATTATGGACTGGTTAATGCCTCTCACTTTTGCTTTCACTCCCGACCAGCGACAACGTGCTCGCGCTGAAGCCTTTCGCAGGCAGGCTATTAACGAGCAGCAATGCAGAAAAAGCCGAAACAATGGTGGGGAAAAGGCAGAAAAGGGGGAACTGGCTCTTCGCTATCACATGCTCGGCGCCGCAGGAGAAATGGCAGTGGCAGTAATGCTTGGAATGGAAGACCAGCTTTATCAAGAAACAGAAGCACAGCGCGGCTCTTTTGATCTTCCTCCCAATATTGACGTCAAAACTCGTTCCAGGCATTACTACGATTTAATAGTGCAACTAGATGAAAGTCCGGATAAGATATTGGTGCTTGTCACAATTCAACATCGCATTACGCTCATCCATGGCTGGATACGGGCCAATGATGCGATGAAGGAACAATGGAAGAAAGATCCAGCGGGTGGTCGCCCTGCCTATTTCGTTCCTAAGACCGAGCTATTATCTTTAAGCACTCTAAAGGCGTTATGACGAAAGACTCTCAGCGCTTTTATGTTTATGCTTTCCTGCGTGAAAAAGATTCACCTAATGGTAAGCGCCTAAGCCCTTATTACATTGGCAAAGGATGCGGCAATCGTGCCTGGTCCAACATTGGACGTAGGGCATTAAAGCCCAGTGACCCTTCTCGCATTGTTCTTCTTCGTCAAAATTTAACAGAAGACGATGCGTATGCATGGGAAGTTTTCTATATTGCCCATTATGGACGCATTGACAAGGGCACCGGCATGCTTTGGAATATGACAGATGGAGGAGATGGAGTGCGCGGAAGCACCGTATCGAGTCCAAGGTTTTTAGGTGGCAAACATTCTGATGCAACTCGTCAGAAATACTCCGAGGCGAGAAAGGGATCTGGAAACCCAAACTATGCGAAGAAGCATTCTCAGAGAACACTGGGAATTATGCGGGCACGCAAGGCTAAATATTTGTATCAGCTTATAGACAAAGATAAAAATGTTTACATGACGGAAAGCCTTCGTGACTTTTGTTGTCAATACAAGCTTTGCCGCAGGTCTTTGTCTAGGTTATTAAAGGGCGAGCGCGAACATTATCAGGGATGGCAAATTAGTATTGCGGAGGTCCTGAAATGAGCACAATTTCATGTTCAGATTTTGCAAAACATGCGCTTAAGTTAGAGCTTTATCCAATGCAGGCGCAAATACTAGACAGGTTTTTTAGTCCTGGTATTTCAAATGCAATCTGGGCGCTGGGCAGACGTAGCGGTAAAACGCTCATGGCTGCAGTGGCGTGCGTCTATATGTGTTTCGTTCTAGAAGAGGACTATAGAAGAAAGGTTAGAAAAGGGGAAAAATTTTATATCGTTGCTGTAGCCAACTCGCAAGACCAGGCTCGGATTGCGCTAAATAATATTCGCCAATTAATTCTTGATAGTCCTTTTGCGCAAGAAATTGTCCGAGAAACAGCGGATCTCATTGAGATTAGCAATGGATGCGTGTTCAAAGCCGTTCCTACATCTGGTCGTGCTGCTCGTGGCCTTGCTTGTGCAGGAGCGGTCTTTGATGAGCTAGCTTTTGCCACTGAGGGCGATGCAAATAGCGGAGGCAGAGGTATCTACGATGCGCTATCGCCTGCCATTGCTCAGTTTGGTGGGAAAGGGAGGATTCTCGAACTTTCGTCGCCATGGTTAGGACAAGGTCTTTTTTGGGAGCATTTCAAAGAGGCATCTTCGGGAAGGTTCCCATTTATGGCAGCAGAGAATCATCCTACTTGGGTGATGAATCCCCACATTTCGCAGGATTTCCTTGATGCCGAAAGACAACGTGATCCTGACAAGTTTGCCGTTGAATACGGCGCTCAATTTGCTAACAATCTTTCGGCCCTGGTAGCCAGTGATGTAATTGATGCTTGTATTGATGATCGCCGCGCAGCATTACCACCACGTCCTGAATTCCAAGGAGCTTATGTCCTTGCCCTTGACCCCGCCCGTGGTGGCGTTGGCCGTGACGACTACACTGCTTGCATTGTTCACTACGAAAACGGCACTCTCGTCGTGGATAAGTTCCATTCGTTCGTAGCTGATTTTGAAATCAACGGAAGGATGGAAGTTAATATCAATGCAGTGGAAGATTGGATTAAGGAACAACATCGCCTATATGTTTTTGACACAATCGTGATGGACCAGTTCAATAGCGCTGGGACCATTCAAAGCTTGGCCAGTGACCTTCCTATCACGGAACTCACTTGGACTGTCAGCTCAAAAATGAAAGCTTTCAGCAAAATGCGAGAGCTTTTTAATGCGGGGCAAATTAATATCTATCGCCACGAAAAGGCAATCATGCAGCTCAAGAATCTAACAGTGGTTTATAAGCCAAGTGGACAATGGAGCGTAACTGGTGGTAAAGCCACTGGTATTGATGACTTGGCATTTGCGATGGCTGGTGCCGTTCTTGCTGCAAGTAAAGACGATGACATTGGTTGGATCGAAAGCTTAATCTCCTAGTATGATTTTCAAACAATAGTTCTGTTATGAAGTGACTTATTGCAAATTAACCATGGAGGAAACGAATTTCCTCGTATTACTTTTGGAAAGTGGCACAACTAATAGGCAGGCTTCCCTTCAGCTTCTTGCCGCAGAACACCTTTATATTCCCAAGCTTCTCCCTAGGCTCAAAGCTCACGCAAAACGATTAAAAGCAGAAGAACAACTTGAACGCTCATGGGAAGCGGACGCCACTGACGATGACTACATGTCAGACCATGACGGCAGTGAAAGCTTAAGAGAATATGACGCTTGACTGCCATCGTGTTATGATTTCAAAGCTTTCGCGAAGCACGCTGGCCAGCGTTTTAAAGGACAGTATCGGGGGATGCTGTTCGTTGCCACAATAAATCGAAGGCTATGGGCCGACCCATGGTTAAATGCTGTACAACGGCGGATTGAAGCCCTGCCCTCAGCTCCTTCGCTCCTCAAGCCCTTGTAGCCCAATTGGCAGAGGCCCGAACCTTAAAAGTTCGATAGTGCGGGTCCGAATCCCGCCAAGGGTATTTGAAGGACTTAACCTCCTTCTTTTGTAGCCCGTGGGATACACTGATTGTCATTCCAATGGCGCCAAGCATTAGCGCATATTGCAATATTGGTAATCAAATACGAAGCAAAAATAAACGTGCGAACAATTGCCACTGTATCTGCTTCCTTGTCACAATTACTCTCCTTGCTCCCTAGAGCCTTTGCCCACACTCTCCACAGCTTCCTCCTGCGCATAAATCCAAGCCTTTAGTTCTGTTACATACTGTCTAATGATGGCAGCTTTTTCAAGATGCCAATGGTCCATGGTTAGGAAAAATTGAGCATTGTGCCAATCAATGGCTCTCAATGATTGATAAATGATTGGATTGAGCGGTTCACGCAGGGGCGTGTTGAACGTTCGACGCTCGCTCACGACGGAAAAAGTCTTTTATATCTTCAAATGCTACTGGAGAAAAATTGTTCCTTTCTAGGCATGCATTGAAATAGCGTTTATCTACTTGCCCGTCATTAGTGAGGATTTGATGGCAATGCAAATGGCCATGTACATTGCCCGTGTAATAACCAGACAGGCACGATGGATGTACGGGGACATGCGTGAAGATTAAGCCACCAGGAAACGTGCTATCACAAGGATGAAAGAATGCTCCCCGCACGTCTTCAAAATATGGCAAATAGTCTTTCAACGCGCCTTGGTCATGGTTGCCACGAATAAGAATCTTCCTTCCATTGAGACGAGAAAGAAGCTTTAACGATGCACGAGGAATTACTACATCGCCAAGATGGTAGACAGTATCACGCTTTCCTACTTTTGCGTTCCATCGCTCAATAATTGTTTCGTCCATTTCTTCGCACGATGCAAATGGACGCAACGACTCCCCATCGGGACGCACGAAATCAATCATTTTCGCATGGCCAAAGTGAGTGTCTGACGTAATGAAAGCGCTCATTGGTTTTTACTTTGCGCATGCTCAAGATAGGCGCTTAATTTACAGCCTGTCACATGTCCATCTTTTTCAATGTTAATAACGTAGGAATCTTCTCCTTGCACTTTCGCTGCTTCTTCTACTGCCGCCACTCCCATTGCAATGATGGTGCCGGTGCTTACATTCAGTCTTCTCGCAAGATATTTGAGAACTGTTTGCAGATCTTCACCAACGTCATACGTGGCCGCGCGAGGCGATGGCCTAAACATAGTTCAATGGAGAAGAAGGCTCATCATAGGACAGCTCCAGGAATCGAACCTGGCATTCTGGGCTATCTGCCCAACGTGTACCACAACACTTAACCGTCAGGGCCCCTCCTGTTTGTGCATCATCCCTGGAAACCATTTTCCTGACGTCGGGAAAATGGTCCCCGTCTGGGAGCTAAGCATGGAGGGGAATGGATGGTCCAAGCGTAAAGCGCCTCAAGGACGAACAGAGGCTTGGACTCTATCAGCCCGATGCAAAGCAGAGCGGGAACCCACTAACTATATCATGCCCGCCCGTACTGGGGCAAGTCATTGTTAGCAGCCTCGAAAAAACTGGGCATTCTGCTGCGAGCTGTATCATTCAGCTCTTCTGCCTTGCCCTTCTCAAACAAGCTATCACTCTGGCGCAGCCAGAAATCCTTGTTCAGCCATTTGTCATTACTGGCTTGCAGCGCATCAAAAGCCCACAATGCAGTGGCCCGACGCAGTTTGTTCAAGCTCTGACCAGCGGTTTCGCCAAGCTCACGAGCGACAAGGCTATGCACGCCTACGTGCGTAATCTCGTCCCGACTAATATCAGCCGCCACAGTACGAATGCCAATATCTCCATTGAAACGGAAAAACGGCAATGCAACAAAGAAAATACTCCGCTCAAGAATGGCTGCTTTCAAAATGGGGTGGGCAGGATGCTCTTGCCATGCCTTAAGGATGTTCGCCACTTCCTTTTCGGCCTTTTCATTGGTGCCATGGGCAGCCGTGACATAGTTCAGTGCCTCATCATGCCGCTGCTCATCGTCTTGATTATGACGCAACGCCTCGACTACGCCAGGCGTAGCAGGAAGATCACGCTCTAGTCCCTGCTGCAGAAAGTCCTTCACAGGCAGTTCCAGATGACGCAGAGCCAGCAGATTGTAAATCGTGTCCTCGCCACCTTCCTTAAGCTTTCCCTTGCTAACAGGCACGGCCTGCCAAGGACGCTTCTTAGCAATCATGGACAGATAGGGGCTCTTGACAGCGTTCATGGTCGTAGTATCGTGCAGGTGTGTGAGGAGAAAGGGGGCTCTAGGCCCCTTCTTTTTTTTATTCAGCGCAACTAGCGCAAAAGCCAGCCTCTAAATTGCAAGACGCAGAAGATCCATCAGCTTCAGACTCTTCGTCCAAGCCAAACATGCTCTTAAAATCGTCGTCCAATGCAGCATATGCATCGTCCTTACGCTGAGTATCAGGCAGGACTTGCAGGCTGTAATAGAGGCTCGTCTGAGAAGATTCTAACCAATCACGCAGGAATGCTTCGTCATAAATTACCAAGTCTGACCAGCTATTAAAAGAATAGCCATGGAAAAGACCAGTGCGTTGATAAAGAGAAACAATGCCATCAGCAACACGCTTGTAATTTCCCCAGCCCACTTCAGCAGCAATTTCCACTTCGCCATAGTCAAAACTCTCCACGCCAAATGTACCGGAATCCCGGTCAACAATGCGACCAATGGGAGGAGCAATTTCAGGAGCAGTGGTAAAGCCGCGAGTGTCGAGGTAGCGATAGGAGCATGATGCAGTGGGAGCAATGCAGAAAGCACGTTCCATGCCATGCTCACGAGCAATTTCAGCGGCCTTCTGGATGCCTTGGTCTAATTGCCACACGGCTTCGCCGGCAGGCATGTCTTTCCAATAGTGACACCAAGGATGAGGATCATCCATCAAATAAGCTTCAAGGGCCTTTCCAAAGTCTTCATAGCTAATGCCATGAATGGCAAGGAAATTGGCTAAGCCCAGCACACCCAAGCCAATTTGTTTATCAATAGTGGGAGGAAGATATTCCCCAGTGTCACCCACTCCAGTATTGGGATGGAGGTCAACTAACTGCTGCATGCCTTCAATAAAAGCGCCTTGCAAATTATCAAAATTACAAGCGCCAAGATTGACGTGCTGAAGCAGGCAAGTGCCACGATGCTTCAGCCAAATCTCTTCGCAAACGTTCGGCCAAATACGCTCCCCCTTTGCATCAAAACGCTTCTTAGTTAGCCACATATCTCCATTGCCAATTCCCTTAAGCAATGCGCTGATTAATTCAGACGAAGCTTTTTCAAAGAATTGCTCATCAACGGTTAAAGAACGCTTTACCCACGGCAGCTCGCTCCGCGATGCATTGATAAATTTAATTGCATCTGGATGGTCATAATCAAGATGCAAAGTAACGGCGCCATTGCGAAATTGACCGCCACGACGCAATACCTCGTTCAATTTGCTGTAAATAGTCGCAAAGCTTACAGGGCCACTGGCTACAAGCCCTTTTCCATTGTCTTCGCCTTCTGGGCGAAGCTTGGAAAGGTTTACAGCCGCTCCTGCGGCATTGCGAAGAGCATGGGAAACAAAACGCCACGACGCCTCAATTCCATCCGGTCCTTCCATTGAATCTTCCACTACAAACGTGGTGCAGCTCACTGCGAGGCGACCCTCGGGACTGTCAAGCCAATCCTGCACTCGTCCTGTTCGAGCAATTGGTTCGCATTTTGCTTTCTTCTTAAGTCCCATGAGACAACAAAGCCCCGCTGGGCGGGGCGCGATCAACTTAAGCAGGCTAGCTCAAACAAGACGATGGAAAAGGAAAATTTTCCTTTAGTCGCACAAATTCTCAGCATCCTCGTTTGAGACCAAATCCTTGATAAACAGCTTCGCTTCGTTCAAGCTTTTGAAATAACAAGGCTTGCCATCTATCGCTGCAAACCATTGAAATTCCGGCCTACTAAAACATGGCCAAAGCTTATAGGGACCATAGTTAAATGGCTGGCGTTCTGGAATTCCCCACATGGAAATAGCTCGTAGTTTTACCACGCTAGTTCTTCTTATAAATCGTGCATGCATTATTTAATACATTCTTCAGCAAACGACCATACCCTCATGAATCCCTAAGAAATTGCGAAGATTTTTTAGCTTTTGTATCACCATGATACGGAAAATGCCACATTTGACCCACAGGCCGAGATACGATTACCGTAAGCGGAGCACACGCCAAGCCCGGCTCCTCCCGCTTAGTCCCTCCCGGACATCTCTCCTCCAACGGAGCGCCTCAAGCGCGAAGTGACGGACAAAAAAGGCTAGACCAGCCCCGATGTCCTAGTAGCGGAGTCCCCCAAAGGGACGGAGCCTCTCCATCGAGGGGCGAATTTCAAAAAAGCTGTGTCAGTCTTATGTGATGACACGGCCAAGCTATGCGTAGCTTCTGGAAATAGGCAAATTAAGGACAATACCATCTTTAAAAGCTTGAACGGCGGCTTTAGGCCGCCTTTTTGCTGAGAACGATGGAAAGGAAAGTGCGCGATCTTGTGCGTCATTACGACGGCTTAGGGCCGTCTCCATTGGTCTTGTCTATTGCTGGAAACGCTTCAAGCTGCGCCTTCGGCTTGCTTTCAGCGTACAACTATTAGCTTTATGGTACTACCACTTTTCCTTGACATTAAATGTCTCTCGTCAAAAGCTTTGGCTACAATCGTGGCCTTTACAGGCAAAACATGCTCGCGCATTCTGATCTCCTCACTCAGCAACTGAAGATCTGCTCTCAATGCAAGGTTCTTCTTTCTTTCTCTGCTTTTGGAAAAGATTTAAAAACGTCTGACGGACTCAAGTCTGCCTGTAAAGCATGTCGACGCCAAGCGGCCTTGAATTATTCTCGCCCATCTCGCAGCGGCAATATAGTGTCTCAAGAAAAAGAACGCCAACGGAGGCAAAAATATGCACGCGATATTCATGGTGTCATTGGTCAGCATATTATTTATTACATTGCCAATCCTGTTGATTCTTCTCTTGTTAAAATTGGCTATTCATCTTCCCTTCATGGCCGATTTGAAACTTTCCTTACGGCTATTCCCAGAATTTTTTTGCTGGCACTCAATCAGGTGGATAGCCCTAAACAGGAATTACATCTTCATCGGCAATTCGCAGAACTTCGCCTAGAAGGTGAATGGTTCCTTGCTAAAGCTCCCCTGATTCAACATATAGACTCCCTAGATCAATCCCTCGCTCATCAATGCATTCCCCTCCTCATCCCCTCTCAACAAAAACGTGTGGTAGTTCCCGATAAACAACATTTCATAGACTCTGTTCCATTCCTTGGCAAATAAAGGCGATTTTCTAGATGAAAAATGACGCCACTTTTTGAGGGGGATACCCCAGCCCCGCAACGACAAAAGCCCGTGCTACTGCGCTGCAGCTTGTCAAGCATTGTTGCAAAGCTTAACACTGCGGATTGAAATATAACTTAATACTGACAGTTACAGTGCAAATGTGGCTATTGATCCCTTTTTCAAGCGAAACAAAAGCCCCACCAGTACTGGTGGGGCTGATGGGGCTGTCATCCTATGGGCGTCAGAGGAGAGGAGAGAGGAGACGGGAGAGCTCCTCAGAGGCAGAGGAGGAGAGGAGCGAGAGGAGGAGAGAGGAGGAGACTTTCTCTGTGACCCTCTCTACGTCGATCCACTGATCAGGGGAGCTCTGGCTCTCCCAATACTCGTTAGCCTCTTCTCTGAGGCTCTCAAACAAGGAGAAGAGCTGATCGGAGTCAAGACTCTCCGTAATCTCCTCTGCCGTCTCATCACCACAGAGAGAGGAAAGACGGCTCTCTAGAGCACGTTGGAATTCTCGCTCAGCCCAGCTCTCCCAAGCCTCGCACTGGAGCTCTAGCTCTAGCTCTGAACAGTCGCTCTCATCCAGGACGGGATAACTCTCCAGGCTCTGGAGACTCTCTAGGAGCTCATTAGAGAGGTAGCGAGGGTCTATAGCTACAGAGGAGGAGCCATGGGAGCCGTAAGCTTCACGGCACTGAGGAGAGCCGCCAAACTCCTCTAGCAAAACGCGACAATTAGAGAGCGTATGAGGAGCGCCGCAGTAATCACCGCTTGTGCAATGGTTTGAGAGCCAGAGGAGGGAACACTGCCGCCAGAGTTTGCGCTCGCACAGTAGGAGGATTGCCTCCTCTGGGGATAGTTTCGTTACAGAGGAACCGAGAGAAGCGCAGAGAGAGGAGCTGTAGGAATCGAGCTCTCCCATAGAGAGAGAGTCTGCCTCATTTGGCGAGACGCTCTGCCACTCCAGAGGAGAGCCAGAGCCGGAGTTTAAAAGACGCTCTCTAGGCTCATAGAAAAACCAATCTCCAGAGAGTTCAGAGAGAGCCTTAACGCGATCGAGGAGGAGAGAGGAGGAGAGCATGGTAAAGAGAGGAGAGGCAGAGTAAAGAGAAGAGAGAGCGTCAAGCATGGGAGGAGAAGCGAGGGAGAGAAGGGAGAACAGGAGCGGGAGACGACCAACTAGGAGGGAGAGGAGGGAGAGCCTCTCCCGGCAGAATTGGCCGTAGTGGGAGGAGGATTGTTGTCACAAGGAGAGAGAGCGAGAGCGAGAGGCAGAGGCAGAGGAGAACGGAGCTGCGGCTCCGTTTAAGCGAGAGATGAGAGAGAGGAGGAGCTCCTCCTCCTCAGGCTCTGAGATGAGGAGAGCCTCCTCTAGAGCCCAGAGGACGTAGAGAGCTTCACGAGAGGAGAGGGAGAGCCGTCTCATCAGAATGCATCCTCAGGAATCTCTACATCAGAGCGAACGGCCCAGAGATCGCCGTTCTGCAGGAGGCACCAATCCTCTCCGTTTTCATTCCAGAGAGCATCTCTGAGGATTGCATCCCATGCTTCCCAGTAGCTCTCAGATTCTGGGCCGGCTTGACAGATGAGGACATCCTCCCAGGAGACGGAGTAGGACTCTGCCTCCTCCTCATCCTCCAGCTCATCAGCCCAGCGCTTGGGGATATAGATTCCGTGAGAGTCACCTAAGAGGAGCTGACTGTCAGTGTCAGGGTTGAACACTGAGAGACGCTCCTCCTCTAGAGAGGAGATAAGCGAGGAGAGCATCTCCTCAGCTCCCACGCGGAATCCCTCAGAGAGAAGCTCATAGGAGGAGAGCTCAGAGATGCGGCCACTTTCTAGAGCCTCATCGCAGGAGGAGAGACGGCTTGCGTAATCAGCGAACCACTGGAGAAGCTCCGTGGTTCTGTGTGGCACGAGATCGAGAGAGAGCTCATCAATCGAGTCAATAGCCTCCTCCTCATCAGAGAAGGCGCCATCAGAGAGAGCCGAGAGAGCATCACGGATGAGCTCATAACGAGAATCGTTTGGAAGCTCGTTTAAGTGGGCTTCTCTAATGACAGAGGATGCCCAGCTAGGGGCAGAGGAGGAGAGACGGAGGAAGGGAGAACCGCTAGAGCGCTCAGCAGTCTCCAGGGAGGAGAGGAGGAGCGCCGCAGTGTGCGAGAGGGTAGCCATAGATAAAAGAGAGGGAAGGGCCGGCACAAAACCGGCAAAGCGCGTGGCGGGAGTTGACCCCGCGCCATCACGGCGACCACAAAGGGCCCGCGCGCGAACGCTTGCGGCGTTCGGTGTCGTTGCTTTTCGGTTTTCAAGGTTCTGAGGGAACACTACAGGCCCCACAAGCGTTTGCAAAGGGGCAAAGCACCTGCGATAAGCACGGGCGATCAGTCAGCGCTGGTTTGGCGGGTCATAAGCGCCTACGCTTATCAGTGCCCGATCCGCAGCGAAATGACAAGCCAGGCTTATCAAAAGGGAGAGACTGCGCGCAGTGCTCAGCAGAGAGACGATCGCACGCACACGCGTGCCATCTCTCCCGCCAAACGGTCAACCGTTGCAACAATCCGCAACAATCAGCGCCCATACCATTGGAAGCGCCATAACTGCCAGCGGCGTTACGTATTGAAATATCTACACTTAGGGCTAAACAGTAGGGCTCAACTAGCGCTAAACAGTGAGAGAGAACTAGCGCTAAACAGTAGGGCTCAACTAGTGCCTCGCGGTAGGGCTCAACTAGCGCCAGGCAGTAGGCAGCACAAACATGGCGGAACGATAAGCGTAGGCGATCGCGGCAGAATCGCACTAGCGAGAGTAGGCAGCCACACGCGGCAGTTAGTCTCACTGAAGCTCGGCAGAATCGCGCCAGTAGGCAAGTGGAATCAGCACGCCACCAGTGGCTTACTTTTAAGGCCGCCACCAGTAGGAGACACCTAGCACGGCCACAAGTGAGCCTCACTTAGCACGGCCACAAGTAAGCCTCTCCTAAGGCCGTCACCAGTAGGGTATATCTACGCTTGTTGGGTAGGGTATATCTACGGCCGCTAGGTAGGGTATATTCTCCCTATTCCCCATCGAAGAACCGGGGAATCGCCCTCGCCTCGGGCTAGTATGCCTGTACTATAGTACGCCTGTACTATTCATGTCTGTATGCGCATATAACGGCAGTGTGATGATATGATGATGTGATGAAATGGTATAAAATAAGCCTGATAGAACTCTGGCCGGGTCTGATACGACCTTGGCCAGTTCCAATTTTTTCTGATACAACCTTGGCCGGATCCAATACAAGGCTAGCGATTCCTTTCCAACCATAACCATCAAAAGCCGCCTTAGGGCGGCTTCTTTGCTTTCAACAAGCCAATACTGTTCTCCCCTGCTCATCAAAGCGAAACACTGCCCATTGCTGATAAAGCCTGCCCAAGCGCTTCGCTTGTCCTTCTGTGATGCCATAAATAGCCCAGCAAGGCTCTTGCCAAGCTCCGTCAGGCGATTGCCCGATGATCTCCTCATGAGATGCGCCTAGTAGCTCCAGCCAGCCTTTCATTTCGTGGTGAAGAGCAGAGTCACGGGCAGAGTCAAAGGGCAGACTGTAGGGGCAGCAAGCAGAGATAACAAAACAAGGCAAAGAAGAAGGCTCCCATGGGGAGCCCGAAGAAAGAAGGATGGTGCTTTCAAAGGCTTGGCGAAGCTTTTTGTTCAAGAGAATTCTCCAATGATGTAATCAAAAGGCCCTTTACCATGGCCTATGCAATGCCCTACAAGTAAAGCATGTCTGGCAAGACCGTAAGGCCCTATTTCTGCGTAGTTATCCCTTAGCCATTGTTTGTCGAAAAGCCTATCAGGCTTGCCGCTCCTGTCCCAGACAATGGAGAAGAATTCTCCGTTATCAACAAAGCCTCCATATTCATCTCTTATTTCATAGTGATGATTTTGCGTTAAATAATCAATGCGGCTCCATAGTTGTTGCCAATTGTTGATACCATCTTCTGGATAGACGTGGAGGCTAAAGCACCAGCCATAAGAGCTTTTGCCAAGATGCAAAGGAGGTTCTTCTTCTTTGCCGCAATGAAAACACTTAGGAGCGTGCAGATAGTAATTAGTGCCCATTATTTCATTACCTCCTGAAGCCTCTTCCATAACCATTGTTCCTTGATATCAGGGCGCATCAGCTCATAGCCTTCATGATCAATGATGGCATCACCAGCGCTGTCTATGTGGCCTTCAACATCCCTGCGCCAGATAGCTTTGCAATTGTCTTGTGGGTCAAAGATGGCAATAGTGTCCTCCCTATCCTCCATCGCTTGCCTGACGTGGAAGAGAAGGTCTCTCAAGCGGGCCGCTTGATAGCGGCCTTTAGTGGGAGGGAAATACGGGCCGTTGTCTTGATAAGTGGAAATGGTCAACATGGTTCAGAAAGCAGGGCGATCAAGAATAGTTTCAGGCTCTTCTTCAGCCTCGTGGACAATTTCTTTGAGCTGATCAATAATGCAGCGAATAGCGTAGGCAGCACCTGGCCCCACATCGTCTAATGCTTCATCCATTGTCCTAATTTCATCATGCACGTCTTGAATGGTTTCAAAAGTCTTGAGGGCGTATGGAACGCCCCATTCATCATCAATAATGAGAGAATAAGGCATGATCAAAGCTCCTTGTCTTCTTCAATGTAGTTAGCAATATCATCAAAGCTTGCGTTGTAGTTATCGTTGTGATCTGTAGCTCTGTTGCCCAAAATCGTAGGATTAGGAACGTCAAGGTCAGCCCATTTTTGCACTGATCGAGGGAGAAGAGTTCCTCCTTCTTCTTCAAAGCTCCACAGATCCGCAGAATCTTGCTTCCATTGAAGACCATGCTCTTTAATGTAGAGATCAGTGAGCACGCCTAAGCAACAGAATTTACCGCGATGGAAAAGACTTTCTTTTCCCTGTTGATACTCTCCAGAGCGAAGAGCTTCGATCCAGCGCTTTTTGATTTCTTGATTCATCATGATTCAGTTCTCAACAATGCGAAAATCAGGATCGTTTTCCTTTTTAATCCATCTGCATTGATTTAATTCAGGCCACGCTACGAAAAGCTTATCGTGATGATCCTGCTCAACAATGGCAGTGGTGAGTTTGGTACCAATGCGGCTTTTGCCTTTCTTTGAAATGGCAATAACACTGATCGTGGTCACGAAACTGTCTCCTTTGCCCAGCGCTCAACAATGGAAACGATCTTATCGCTAGTGGGCTCCCAAAGATGGGAAAATGCCATGCCAGTAGTGCGAGTGAGGGCTAGTTCTCCGTTAGGGGCTTTTACCAAGAATGAAGCAGCAGGCAAAGCGAGGATATCGCCAGGCTTGCTATCAACCATGAAACGAGCCACGTCCCACAGAAGATTTTCTTTGAATTCAGGAGAGAAGGTCATTGGAGGAAAGAAGAAAGGACGAGCTCGCGCCCGATGAGAGAAGAATACCAAAGGAAGGGGCCTGATGGCCCCCTTGTTACAAAGCTTTACGAAGCCCTATTGCGTGACATTGGCACAGAGCGTGGCCACCATCATGGCTTCGCCTGGTTTTGCAGCTTTGGCAATGGGACTGCGCCAGCCATTCCATTTGCCAGCTTCCGTGGTGTTCACTTGCAGGAGCGGGCAGCTCACGGCGATGTAGGAAGGAGTTTGAGCAGATTCTCCTTTGCAGGAGCGCAGTGTGGTGCGCACGCCATCACTTGCTAGCTTCCATTGTCCCCATTGGTACGTGCAGTCGCCAAAGGGGCGCTCAGCAGCAGCAGGAGCTTGCTGCATGATTTTCTCTAGGATTTCTTGCTGACGATTCTTTGCTGGCTCTTGCTGAACCATGGGAGGCAATTCGGGCAGGGCAGTTGCAATGAAGAAAGGCATGATCAGAGAATGTTGTTGAAATACTGTTCAGCTTCCCATTTATGGTCAAAGATGCCGTAGGAAGTGTCGTGAATCTGGAGTTCAGTGATGCGTTCCCAACCGTAAGCTTCCCACTTTTGGGAACCATCGGCACAGAGGAATTGTCTGACGCCATATCCAGAGTGTTGTGCTTGGCGGTCTGCTTCGATCTTGGCTAGATAAGGATCTGCTTTCCAGCCTTCAACGACTTTGTGAAACATTGTTCAGAAGGAAATGGATTGGCCGTTTGCTTTGACGCTAATCACACGCTCGCAATCAAAGGAACGCCAGGCACCTTCACCTACGCTACGAGCAATAGAAAAATCGCGGCAACGGACAATAGAAGGCTTTTTAATGGCAGTACCAGTGCCTTTAATTTCCTTGCTGTCGCGAGGATTGAATTGAAGGCTACGAACAGAGCCATCAGCCTTGATGAATTGCACGCTGACAATACTGCTGCCAGCATTGAAGATGAACTGCTTAATGAGAGCGGTTTTGTCCATGAGAGGAGGCATCGCTGCCTGACGACTAGAGAACAATACAGGAGAAAAACCCCGGAAATTGGGCCTGTTGCATTTCGTAACAATCAATGGAGGCTCTCAATACGGAAAGGCTTGAGACGTCCTATTCGCAAGGCTTTTTCCTTGACGAATTGTTGACTGTTTGTTTTTGTATTCTTGATTTTGTATAAGCCAGTTTCAGGAATAACTTTTGTAATAATATATTCTCCTCTCCATTGTTTAAAACCAAAGTCGTACAAATCGACAATGGTGCCAACGGAAAATTTCATGAGGACAACAGACGCTTAATGTCTCGCTCAACATTCTTCAATGCTCGCCAATCAGTACAGCTTGTGCTGCAAACAAGGGTCTTGCCAGAAGAATGCTTAAACACATAGTGTTTATTCTTGCGATGAAGAACAAAACCATGCTTTTTAACAAGATCGAGCAATGCGCGTCTATTGTCCTTTAATGCCATTACAAATAGCGCCAGACGTGATCTTCCATGCTGTCAGCTAGTGTACGGAAATAAGCTTTTGTACGCTTGTTTGGTTTGCTCGCTGGGGCATGATCAGGCGCTTTAGAAACAACGGCCAAAAGCTTAGCGCGAGCAGCAAGGCGATCATTCTGAGAATAGCTGGTTAGTTCATAGCCTGCATTTTTGACCATGCGGGCAATGGCACGTTGAGAGCGTGTCAGGAAAGGCGTTTGAGTCATTGGAGGAACCATCGCTGGTAAAAGAAGGAAAGGCTCCTTTCGGAGCCCTTTTGCTGCCATGGGGACAATAGGGCTATTGAACTGCGTTGTCAAGAGGATCCACGCGGAAGCCGTTGGCAATGCGGCAATAGCGCTCTGGATGGAGCTTTAGGCATTCTGTCAAGCCTGCTTGGTTTGGCATTGCCTGAGGAGCCGCGACAATGGCAAAAACACCAATGCCAAAAGCGCAAGAAAACAGCGCGAAAGAAGCCACGTTACGAAGCATGGTCATCACAAGCGAGAGAAGCAAATGCGGGCAGTTCCTTGCCCGGGCGAAGCAAGTCTTGAAAAACTGCCGTAGGACAAGTCAAGAATGCGTCCGCCGTAGTATGGGCCGCGATCATTGACCGTCACCACTGTTTGCCTTCCATTGTCACGGTTTGTCACGAGAAGGCGTGTGCCAAATGGAAGCCATGGATGAGCAGCAATGGAACCGTAGGCATCAAACCTGACGCCACTAGCAGTACGTTGGCCGTGGTAGCCATCTCCCATGCCATAGTGCGAGGCTTCGCCGCATTGCCTTGACGCAGCATGGGCAGGGATGGTAGGAGTCAGAAGGAGCAGAGAAAGAAGAAATCGTGAAAGCATCAAAATGGTGAAAAGAACTAGAGAGGCCCATCGCCCTCGCGGACAACGGTCTTACCATTGTGCCATGCCTGTCAAGCATGCCGTCGTGAGCAGCAGCATGTGTTACAGTTTGTGAGCAGTCGGTTCTAGAGGCTTAATTGCTTCTCCTGTCGTAAGGCGGGCCGTGAGGGTGAACGCTTGACGGTGGCGTGGGTGATGCTGTATAGCTTCGCCAAGGAGCTAGTCATTCTCCTGAGAGGCACGCCGCCCTTCTAGGCGAGGAGTTTTCCCCTATTTGTTTTTTCGAGTATCGGAGACTGTAAAGAGACGGGGGCTTTGGCCCCCTTTTCTTTTGCCTAGATAAGCTATAGAAGATTAGCTGGTTTTCCATGGAAAGGAAATTGTCTTCTGAACAGGAACGCGAACGTCTTGCGCGATGGCTTAGCAGGGGAGAAGTTTATATTCCACCAAGTGAAGAAGTTTATGATCCTCGCAATGAAGATGATTTTGATACGTGGTCTGTGGGGATGGAGCCTATTCCTGGAGATCATACTTGGGTGAAAGAAAAGGCTCCTGATGGAGCCTTTTAATTAGACAATAGTGAAGATGGCTATTGAGATTCAAGCTCATCAGCGATAGCGAGGAGTTTTTCACGGACGGGATCATACTTTTCGTATTGAAGTATTT